TTTTGAATAATCCCCAACTCTTGTTCTTATTTTGTCTAAATTAACCTTAAAAGGAGGAGCATATACCTTATATGGAGCTAAATAACCTTGTTTTATAAGAGTGGCGGTATCTGGCCCAAGAACCATATCATCAAAATAATCTCCAAGACCTTTACCATCTAATCTTTCTGGGGTTGCTGTACAACCAATTTTAAATGTGTCTTTGTAGTAGTTAATAATCTTTTGCCAAGTACCGGCAGCGGCATGATGAGCCTCATCAATAATTATGTAATCTGGTTTGTAATTTATAGATTCTAATCTTCTAACTAAAGTCTGAACTGATGCAACTTGTATATTGTTTGTTTTACCCTTATAACCTGATGCAATAATCCCATGAAATACATCTACATATTCTAATTTATTTGAAGCTTGATCTACTAACTCTTTTCTATGTACAAGTATTAGAACATTCTTTTTATTAAGTTCTAGGGTCTTTGATATTTGTGCGAATACAACAGTCTTACCTGATCCTGTAGGCATTACAAGAAGAGGAGATTTGTTGCCTTGTTTAAAGGAAGACCTTAAATCAGATATTGCTTTTGTTTGATAATCCCGAAGTTGCATTGTGTTGACATTTGTTACCGTATGATATAGGATGTTATACATAAAGTCAACTAATTAATTTTGTGAACAAGGAACAAACAGAAAAATTAGCAGCAGCTTTATTAGACGAAGCCGTCACTTGTGCTAAGAGAAATGAGCATGAAGATGCATTAGATCTTATGCAAAAATCAGTCAAGCTTAGATTCAGAGATCAGCTAGAAAAAATTATCAATGGCGATCGAGAATTGTTAGACAATACAGTAAAAATGCAATTTGATCCTGATGATGGAACTAAGATTATTGCACGATGCATGATGAGCATATTAATTACTGATGAAGCATTTAACAAAAAGTATAAATTCCATGTGGAGTACGAAGACTAATGTACAAACCAGAAATTATTACTAACGCCGAATACCACGGCAGAAAAACACATTTATCTTCTACAAATGTTCGCACATTTAATAAGAATAAAAAACAATTTAAATATGGTTTAACTCACGAGTTAGTTAAACAAACTAAAGCAATGGCAGATGGTACTGCTGTTCATTCTTTCTTTTTAGAAAGAGATAACTTTAATACTGATTACGTTACTAAACCATCAGATATTAAATTAAACACAAAAGTAGGAAAAGAATGGGCGCAAGAACATCAAGGTAAAATTATTATTGATTCTGAATTTAGTAGTAATTTACTTGAAATGGAGAAATCTTTTATGGATAGTCCAGCAAAGATTATTTATAACAAAAATATGGGAGGACAGACAGAATTAAGCTATTTTTGGGATGATTTAGGCTTAGTTAAGGGTAAATGTAGACCAGATTGGATATCTGATGATGGCAGTATCGTGATTGATTTAAAAACTACGATAGATGCAAGTCCTATAGGATTTCAAAAATCTATTAGCAACTGGGGGTATCATCTGCAACTTGGATGGTATTTAAGAGGATTACAAAAACTTGGTTTAGATAGTTACGATTTTATTTTTATTGCGATAGAAAAAACACCACCATTTTCTGTTGGTGTATATAGAGCAGATCAAGAAATGATTAATTATGCAATGAATAAATTAGATGAAATAGTGCCAGAAATAGATAAGGCGTTAGCTGCACAAGAGTTTCCAGATTACACGCCAGAAATTACTTCTATTGGTCTTCCTCCTTGGATGACTAATAAGAAAGAACAACCACAATTACAAGAACAAGAGGAGGTAGAACTTTACTAATGACATCAGACATTACAACCAACAATATAGATAACGAATCATCTATATACCAAAGCCAAAATTCTTTTGAATTTGCACAAAGGCAAGCAAAAAGTTTATGCGAATCTAATCTAGTTCCGCAAAGCTATCAAGGCCAAAAAGGATTACCTAATTGTTTAGTGGCATTAGAAATGAGCAAAAGGATGAACCTTAGTCCATTAACTGTTATGCAAAACCTAAACATCATCCACGGAACGCCGTCTTGGTCTGCTCAGTTCATTTCTAGCCAAATACTAGGCTGCGGTAGATTTACAAACTTTGACTATATTGTTAGCGGACAAGGCGAAACATTAGAAGTTCAATGTATTGCAAAACGAGTTGAAGATCAAAAGATTGTCAAAGGTACGCCGGTATCTATGAGGATGGCAAAATTAGAAGGTTGGACAAGAAATTCTAAATATCAAAGTATGCCAGAACTTATGTTGCGGAACCGCGCCGCAACATTCTTTGGCAGACAATATATTCCTGATTTACTGTTAGGAGTACAGACTAGTGAAGAGGTTGTTGACATACAACCTTTGAACGTCACACCCGAAACAGATAAGGAGAGCCTTAATGACCACGGAATGTAATGATCAGTTTTTAACCGCGGCAGAACTTGCCGATCGATGGCGAGTTCATGTCAATTCTGTTGCACGATGGAGAATGGAGGGCAAACCTCCTGATTACATTATGATCAACGGAAAAATCCTCTATAAGTTAGCTGATATAGAGGCTCTCGAATTAGCTAAACGTAAATCTCAAACTACCTAATCATGGAATTTAAAGTAAACCTTGCACTTTTTAAGTCAACCGAAGAAGGCAACAAAAAGTTTTATGGGGATAAGTATGATCCTTCTAAACCCTATCCACAATACACCGGTAATATCCAATTTACTGAAATGGATATTATTAAGATGGTCGAGTACCTACAAAAGGCAACGCCAGAAAGAACAGACTTCCATCCAGAAGGCTCTGTTACTGTTAAGGCTAGTGCGTATGTAAACACATCTAAAAGTGGCTTGCAGTATCTCTCTATCAACTTAGAGCCAGATTACAAAACACTAATGGCTATAAAAGAAACAGATAGTGGAATGACTTCTACATCTTCTGAATCAAGTACTCCTCCAGTACAAACTAAAGAAGAAGATTTTATTCCTTTCTAAATAATTAGGGGCAAACAGCCCCTTTTTTTAAACTTTATTATCATTTAAGCTAAAATAAATGTATAAATCTTGTAATTACACCATGTCGGCTTTTTATAAAAGCATAAGTTTAGATCAAATTATCCATGTTGATAAAATAAATGATCTGACGCAAGAACAACAGACAGTTTTAAGAGATGAACTTAAAATTGCTGTTGATGAAATGTTATTTATGGAAAGAAGGGTAAAAAGCGAAGCGCCTTCTCTCCAGAACAATACTTGGTTACACAAAGTAAATAAAAAAATTAATATATGTAATCAGTTTTTAAGAATTTTAGATGTACAAAAAGATCAAAAAATTTCTTACAAAAGCAAATATGAAGATACATTTTCTAATTTATTAATTAAGAAGTTAGGAAAAACTACATATGAAGCGATACAGCAAAAGGCGCATATGTTAACAATAAGTGAGTTGATGGAGCAGTAGTGATGTCTATTTCAGACAAGGATAAATTACATAAACTTAAACAAATAAAAATAGATAAATTGGAAGAAAAATTAGACAAAGACATTCGAGGTTATGACCACATTATGGATTATAAAAAAGACCATAGTGCTGGCCTTGTAACAGATTGGGTTGATGAGAATATACAAATTATTATTCAACAACATAATGCCGAAATTGAAAAAGTAAAAAAAATGAAGATAGAAAATTTTACATTAAATGAACAAAAAGAAGTAGATAAATCTCTTTAAAACCACTATCCCCCAAGAACATTAACCGTTACCATGCAAGAACTATGAAAAAATTTGATTCTAACTTCAAAGGAAAACGAATCCTTGATTTACCACCTGATTTAGAAGGTGTTACTAGAGCAGAAAAAGATGCAAAAACAAAAAAGTTTGTATTTATCGTCAAAGATGTAGGAGTTGCACCTTTAAAACTGTCTATATATGCAGAGAATAAAACTAAGGCAATGCAATACGCAAAGGCCAGATGGAATGACTGCAAGTTGGAGTTAGTGAAATGAAAATTATTACAACAGGAAATAATGAATTAACAATTTACCCAAGTTATGTTTTGAGTGTAAATTCACAAGATTGGAAACATTATATTTTTAAAGAAGAATATGATAGACGAAATAAAATAATAAATAAAATGCAAAAGAAATTTAAAAAACAAAATGACAAATAAACAAAAAATAGAAGCTGCAAAGGCTCGTATTAAAGAATTAAAACGTCTGATTAAATGTTGGGAAAAGTAAAAAATCTTGTATGTCACACATTTAGTCTGCAAAGGACAAATCGGAGTCCAACCGATATATCATGGTCTAACAAACAAATTTCAAGCTTGGTATTATGATGGAAAAATTGTCTATCTCGGAAACATTTACGAGACACAATCAGAAGCAGCAGAAGAGGCAGAAAGACTTAGGAGAGATTGTATGTTGCGGTAATCATGTGTTTAGGGTTATAAATGGAGAAAGACATTGGATTAGCAGACCACCTAATGGCTATGAGGGCAAAATTTGGCATAAGTAATGGCTTCTCTTAGATACCATGCTGGTCGCATGGTTCTATATGAAGAGAAACCAACAGTATGGCGAGTAAAAATAAAAACAAAAAAAGGCAAACTAAATTTGCCATTAACAGCTACTGATTTAGAACCAGCATTAATAGAAGCAGAATATCTATATGCTGATGCTAGGTGTATGAGCAGAGATCATCCCTTATGTATAGATTGCATACATCACTTAGTTATTAAAGCTGAATGCGGTTTAGGGATGCCAGAGGGTAAAGCTAGTGGGGGAGTTTGGGCAAAGGATTGTGCGTACTTTTGGGAGAAGAAGATTTAAGATTTAATTTATCAATATGATCTCCAGCTTGATTTATTATTTTTGTTAATCTAAAATTTTCCATTGCAAAAGCACTTATTAAATCAGGAATATCATCAGGATCTATATAATTAAAAACTTCACGCAAAACCATTTCAACTTCAAATTCTTCTTCTAAGGAAATGTCTGCCATTACCCAAGGTTCGACTTTACGTCTTTTTTTTGCTTGTTTATTAAACCAGCCAGACCACGGCATTTCTAATTTCATAACAAAAGTCTTTACTATAAAGCTAACAGACTAGATATATTTCGCAACAAAGCTATACTTATTACAGTTACCCCATCACTTAAATGCCAGGTCATTACGGAACAGGAACAACAAAAAAGAAGAAGAAAAAGAAAGGCGGTAAAAAGTAGTTACCGGCCAGGAAATAAAGCTTTTTCTAACGCATCAACTAATCTGTCATCAATCGTATTGTCAGATTTTTTAACCATAACTTTTGCTATATCAAGCAAGAGTTTTTTTAATGCTTTTCCACGAAGGAAAGCAAAAAGGATTGGTTCGATGATTTTTAGCATGATTTAAAATGTAAAAAGAAAGATCGGGAGATGGGTCAGTCCAACTCTATAAGACTGCCTTGCCTTAACCCCATATCAAGGATCGTATAGCTTTCAGATCTGCTTTGCATAGATCATCAGGCTTCCCGACTTATATAAATCATACTATAAATACTAAAAAAGGGCATATTACTGCCCTTTTCAGCCCCACGCATCTTTTAACAATTTATAAGTCCCTCTTGTGACATTTAAGTAATCTGAGCCTTTCGACCAATCTCAGACAAGGATCAGCCCGTACATTGTTGACATTGCTTTTTACCCTCTCCATGATTATCAACAAGTCCAAGCAATGTCAAATGCATAAATGAAGACAGACTAGTCTTGTGGGAAATAACTACTGCATCATTTAATATTTCTAGTATACCTTTTAATTTTAAATTTGGTACTGTGCCAATTTTATTAGTGGCACACTCAATTACTATTGTAGATTAGTTGGCTTTATAATAAGGATAGCCGATAGAGGTATCGGCTAATTTGCAACTCGAAAATTTAAAATGATTAAATTCACAAAGCTGCAAGCAGAACTGCTTGCTGATCGTCCACCTGATTGCATAGCTGATTGCTTAAATCAGACTTATGATTGGGATTTTGATTTAGTCGATCAAAAAGCTTCACACTTGCAATGGTGTTTAGACCATGATCAAGCTATAGATGACAATCTCGATAACATCGATTTAGAAATCTTACATGATATGGTTGACGGAAACACTATTATGCAAGGTTTAGCAGATGCCGCTGAGTTCGAGGAGATTACCAAAAAAGAATTTGGTAATTACAAACGAGCTTTCAAAAGCGTTATTAAAAAGCTAAACAAAATTGGAGAAGGACATGAAAGTTATCCAATTATAGATAACTGGATGTTGTACTACTAGACTCACGCCCCCAAACAGGGGGCTTTTTTTATGCTAATCTATCGGCGTGTGTGGGGTCTTGTATGTAACTAGTGGAAACTAGGCTACACTAGATATCTGCAAGAACTAGACCTCTAGTAATAGGGGTCTTTTTTTATCTTCTTGGTTTTATTTCTACTACTGCTAGTTCTACTTCCTTGAGACGATGAAACACTTCTTTCATATCATCATGCATATCATCTATTTTTGTTGATAATAATTCTATTGCGGTTGTATTACGAACAAGGTCATCTCGTGATTGTCTACCGCGATAAGAAACAGAACCTACAGAGACAAAGCAAGCTGTCATCAATGCTCCACCTACTGCTGCAATTACTTCAACCACTTTACGATTCCTCAATATATTAGTATTATGACAGAAAACAGCCATGACAGAACAAAAAAAGAAAAACGCATTTCAAAAGCTTAAGGATGGTTTAGATGATAAAGAAGAACAACTAGCTATCATCAGTCTTTTCGTGAGATTGGGCGTTGTTGTTTGGAGCGGTTTTATCGTAACTTTAAACTACATAACAATACCTGGCTATAGTTCTGATCCCAAAGACATAACTTTCCCGGCCAGTTTACTGACAGGTGCGCTTGCCACTTTTGGATTAGAAGGATCTAAAAAACGTAGTGATAAAGACCTCAAAGTTGCAGAAAACCAAGGTATGGTGCAGACTATAAGGGTAGAAACACCTATCAAAATTGAAGGTGCAGAAGTAATCGACCCTAAATCTAAAAAATGAAAAAATTTCTTCCGATATTGCTTTTGCTATCAACGCCAGTTTATGCAGACTTATCGCATAGCATCACTAGTTCTACAAAATTAACAGTAGGAGGTGCAAGCACAACTGCTGATCGTATAGGTTCTAGCTACTCTATTAGCGGTACAGGGGTTGATACAACTCATGGTACTGGAGATTCTGCTGTTACTAATGGTGTTGGAGCTTTAGCTATTTCTTCGGGAATTGGTACGCCTCCTAATGTTTCTGCAAGTCAAGATGTACCTGGTGCTAGTTTCAGTTTTAGTCAATCATTTACTCAAGCGGATGTAGTGCCAACAAGCGCAGTAACAGTAGGTGCTGCTCCTAATTTTTCTGACGTAACTTCTATCGCTGGAGGAACAGCCGGAAGTCTTGCCGGAACAATTAGTTCTGCTGGGGCGGTTACACTAACGGCTGGAGGCCACAATACTGAGGCACTTGGTCAAGTAACGTCCACATTAATAGTAGATTAGTTAGAGTTATGTATAGGTATGCGATTCTGCTAAGTCTTTTTAGCGCTCCTGTATATGCTCAAAGTGTGATTCCTAATTTTAATCAGGGAGTTTTAAATCAACGTAGCGAGACTAAAAGTACTACAGTTGAAGATATAAAAAGTTTTGAAATAAATAATGGATACCAACTAACTGTTGGTGGTGAAAATGTAAAAAGCTCAACAGGTAATGTAGCTCCTGATGGATGGACAAAATTAAATACAACAATACAAGGCACAGGCACTACTTATGTATCACCTAATCTAGATAACAAGCCAACATTTAGTATTGTCAACGAAGGAGAAAGCTTTCAATACTACGAAACGCTGGAAGCGCCTGGTATTACAAATTATACTCATATTATTAGAACTACTGAAATAGAAAACATAACCGATACAACCAGTACTTTTAGTCAATGAAGAAATATTTATGTTTAATACTTCTCCTTAATAATCCTGTCTTTGCAAACTCTGTCAATACTACTTCAAATTCTAGTGGTTCAGTTGTAAACCAGGCGGTACAAGTAGTACCCTCAAGAAATTTTAGTTATCAGATGAATACTATTTCTTGCCAAGGAGCTACCTTAAATATTTCTCCGTTTGTCTCTACAACGTATGGATTTGCCACCCCATATGAAACACATTATGAAAGACCTATATACAGTAGAAAAGATATAGAAGGTGATTTTGATGATGAAAATAACCCTATTGGTGATGGAGATGTAGATGCTGGTTATAGAGGGGAGGTTTTATATTTTGAACAAGTTAGAACAGGACAAAAACAATCTAATGTATCGATCAATGGAGGTATTACAGCTACATTTAGTATTCCGTTAGATCGAGAGCCAATAAAAGAATGCCGTAAAGCGATGAAAAAACAAAATGAATTATATGATGCATCCTTAGCAGCAAAGCGTTTAAATTTTGAGATGAGCCGAGCAAAAACTTGTGTAGATAATTATAAGAATGGGATTAGGTTTAAATCTGGTACTCCAATGGCAAAATTATGCGAAGACGTAGAGATGTTGGATTTTGAGTCGCATACTCATAAAATCATAAAAAAAGACCCTTCAAATTGACCTGTAAGGGGCTTGTAAAAAAGCTTGCTTATATTCGTACCTTGCAAAAATAACATTTTTAGCGGCAGACAAGTACGGTAAGACTTGTCCACCTAGACACCCTATTCTTCGCCATGTTAAATAAGGTTTTTTTATTCTAATTAATTTTACTCTTAATTGGCTTCTTTCCAGAAAATTTTGTACCTTTTTTTCCAATAGCTTTTTTAACTTTAGTAACGATTTGTTTGGTAAGAGGTTTAAGTATTCTATTTAAGATTGGCGTTAAGGTTGCAGCAGTTGTTGCCACGACTGTTATTGCAAATGTTGTTGATACTGTATTAATGCTTGGAAGGTATTTTTCTATGGCAGTTGTAGGTTCGTACTGAACTACACATTCTTTAGTTTCTTCTATATATTTAAATCCAACAACCTTTTCTGTACCTTTTGGATTTAGATCTCCAATTCTAGGGTTATTTTTTTTTGGATCAGGACAAGGTGGTTTTTCTGGAGGTAATTTAGGAACTTCTGGCTGTTCAACATCAGTCTCAGGAGGTTTTACGTTTGTAGGTGGTTGTGCTTCTTCTACAAGTAATATTTTTTTCTTGTCATATTGAAGAGGTACATAAGATGGGAGTGGACAAACTAATCTATTACCACTTGGGTCATCTATAAACAATTGATTATTTTTTGTACCATCATTTCTAAGAGTCACACAAGGCATTGCTAATACTGGAGGCAATGTTTTTGTTATGTAAGGTGTATTAGGTAATGATTGCTCTAAAGGAATATCTATTATTGGTATACGAGGTATTGCTGTAATCGGTATTGTATTAATCGTAGGCATATTTTCGTTTATATACTTCTACATAAGAATTACATTTTGGACAAGATAAATTAGTTACCATAGAATATTCTTCTGCAAGAACAGGCTGAAAATCTTGATCTATATCAGCATCAGCACCCCAAATTAATTCAGTTTTACAATGCCAGCAGTTCATTAAAACTTAGGAAGTTTAGTTGTTGGTAGAGATGGCCCTGTCATATCAGGTAATCCTTGGTCTAACATCTTTGGCATTAGTCCTTGTACATTACCTAAGACTTCGTTCATTAATTTTGTTTTGAACTGTTCTGATGTTACATATTTATAACCAAAGTACCCTCCACCGATGACAGATGACACCAAAACAAAGGAAACTATACTAAGGATGTTAGCTATTTTTTGAAACATGATAAAACAAGCACTAATTAAGGCAAGCGTACCAATAACATTTATGGTACTTTTCTTGATTATAGGATTAGCACCGCTTTATGTCATGTATGGCATTATTGACAGAAATATTCCTGTGAAAACAAATTAACTTTTAGCTTTCTTTGCATCGGAAGGTTTTATTCCTTCTTGATTTTCTGTAGATAATAATTGTGCCTGTGCATCTTTAACACCTAATATCGCACCTTGATAGCGGTCTTCATTTTTACAGGCAACATCGTAAGCATTTTTTGCTTCTTCTTTTTGCTTTTGTATCATTACGAGTTGTTCCTCGTATTTTTTAATAAGTGCGTCTAGTGGATTGCTCATTAATCTGCTGCCTCTGCTGTGTTTCCCTCTGCTACCCACAATAGGTACTCTTGGTAGTCGCTGTTATCAGGTTCAAATGGAATTTGTGCCATATCTGAAAGACGAATAATACTAGG